GGCTAAAGTCTTGTTCTATTTGTTTTGCTAAGTGACTTGATAGTCTACTAGGTTCATTACTTAGCTTTGGCTTGAACCTAGCTCGGTAAAAACTGATAAGTAATTCAACTTAATAGTTTCAAGAAGCAGTTTATACAGTGTACCCATATTACCACTGAACTCATTGTCAAACTGAATAGCCATGCTACCTTTAGTTACACTACAAGCAATCAAATCTTTAGCTAACTTAGCGATGTTTACTTTGTCGAGATCTTCAATAAACGTCATCATAATCTTCTTTAGAATCTCACCTTCAAGCTTTGCTTGTGCTTCTGGTGTAACTGCTGCGTCACCTGCCGCGTCAAAGAATGCGATAACACTTCTACCGATTAGCTTCATCACTACAGGTTGTAGCTCTAAACATTTTGTCGCTACAATAGTGTTAACAACGTACTCTACGCCTTTGATGTCAACACGGTTTTGTTCAATATTCATAATTCCCTCTCTGTTATTCTAAACGATTAAATCGGTTACACCACCAACTGCTGTGGGGCAAACACGAAATGTCCAAACTCTGTTAACTAAATCTTCTTGTTGTTCTAAATCCGAAGCTGTCTCTATATAACCAATACTTCTTAAATGAACAACACCACCACTACCTAAAATCAATATATCAACAAAACTATCTACAGCGTTTTCACTTGCATTCGATAGCTGTTGTAAATAAACATTCGTAATGGATGTTTGTAATAATGTCACTGTTACAGTGAATGGCTTGCGCCTTGTTCTTATTCTTGTAGAGTAGGCTTCACTAATTCCATTAATGGTTTTAGATATAGCGTCTCCACGTTTTGTATTTATACTAACAACACCTTGACAGGTATGCCCTGCAATTGTTATGCTGTTTTGGGATGGGTCGTACACGGTGAGCGTCATACTAACCCCCCGATAATACCTGTCACGCTTTCAGCGATTGCACCAATACCTGCTAGTTCGGCTAAGAGGTCGTCGTCATTATTTCCTGCTATAGAACTAGAAGCATTAAGACATTTAATTGTCCATGTACGCCCTTCCATACCAGCACTATAAACAACTTCTGGCTCTTCTGATAACCATACGTCAGTCCCAAAGAAAACACTATTCCCGCTTGAATCTTTGATAATAAACGGAAGTTTAGAGATTACATTGCTCACAGTAGTTTTAATACCAGACAAACTACTAAGCCCACTGAAAGGGCTTGTGCTGTCTAACTTAGTTAACGACTTCATCATTGTTTTCTGCAAACTGTGTAAAAATTGGTTTGAAGATGATGTCTGTGCTAATGTTAAAGTAATAGTGTATGTCGAATATTTCTGTACTGATATAGCACAATGTCCGTCCATGCTTCTTTGGTGGTTGAATATCGGTGTCTCACGTTTTATTGAGACAAAGCTTCCCTCCATGAACCCTGATATATGCTTGAGTCCATACACGACTGATACATCGCTTGGGCTATATGTACTTACAGTCATGTATGTTCTCCTTAATTACGCAATCCAATCCGCACTAACTGTTCCACCAATAGCCTCTAAAGAGGCTACATCTTCTGCGCTAACTGGCGCATTACCGCCAATAAAGCTATCCATATTAGCAGACTGAATAATCCATTCTCGGCCATTCATTCCACTTCCAAACTGAGAGTTTGGTACTTTGCTTACCCAAGCTTCCTGTGCATGATATACAGACCTTCCTGCTCCATCCTTAACAATTACACTAAAAAGCTGTGAACTGTTACGGGCATTAGCGTCATTACGCTGTAGTTGGTCAAGAATATCGTTCGACACAGAGGATTGGGCTAAATTAACCGTAACCTTTGCAGTTTTATCGGCTTTATATATGCGTGTAGCTCGATTATCAATACCTACATGAAGGTCGTAACTGTCGCTGCCGCGTTCTACCATAATATTACTATCATCCATAAATCCACCAATAACGTGTGTGAATCCTTTTTGGCTGATAACAATTGTCACATCAAATGGCGACAGTGTTGCTGTTCTCGAAGTTGTCATTGTTGTTCCCCCTATTATGCGTAAACGCTTCCAACGATCTCTGTTCCACGAATAGCTCCTGCTAAACGGGCAGAGAAACTCACAGCAGGTAAAATCCGTGTTGCGCGTACAGCAGAACTAATATTCAAAACATTAGGTACTGTTACAATTGGGGCAGGGTCAGCAGCTAACCCACCAACTTGAATGCCCTCAGCCATAACTGAGCGCATAGCACCCTCTTCTGCTGCTGCACCAGCACTTGTGTAGCCCAATTTACGAGTGTTAACTAACAAAGCCCATACACTTTCTTGGATACGTGATTTCAACCAATCTACAAAGATTGACTCATCAATCCATCCGCCATCAGCACACTTACCCCCGATAACAACATCAACACTACCTACATTCTCGTATGTAGCCCCATTCTTACCTTGAATGTAACTAATCTCATCAGGGGTTAATGTATCGACTGTTAAGCCAACAATAGTTTTCTGTTCCCAAATGTTGCTACCAGCTTGTTCAGGTGCAAAGCGACCAACCAAACCACATTCAGCGAAGGAAGTAGCCATGCCGCTATAGATGTAAGCTGTATGTGTATAACTCAACGCTTTAACTAAACTGAAAATGTCAGTAGTAGCAGAGGTTTTAATATCACTAGCTGCACTAGAGAACACATAGAACTTAGGCGATGTAGCTTTGATACCTTCAATGTAAGCTGCAACAGCTAATACATCAGCATCAACGTGTGTATCAATAGATAACATATACCACTGGTCTTTAACAGCACGAACAGCAGGGATAGTTGCTGACACCCAATCTTCTACAGATGCAGCATTGACAGGAACTAAATTAGCTGTATAATTTGCAATACTAGAGGCATCACCAGAAGGTGTTAAGACTAAGGTGGCTGTACCTGTTGCAACAATACCACTAGCACCAGTTGTGGGGATAGAAGCTGCTGTTAAAGCCGCCTTCAAACCTGTTACAATTTCGGCTGCTGTTGGTGTAGCATCAGATGTAAAAGTGATTAACGTACCGTTGGCTTTGAAGCTGTAAGTTGTAGCTGCTGCAACATCAGGGATAGTGGGTGTAATTGTTACACTTGGTACTAACCGACGACCAACAACAATTTTACTTGGTGCAACTGCTTGACCAAAGTATAATGTAGCTGCTTTATAGACAGCCGATGTTGTTGCGAAACCTGCTGATAAGATGTCAGCTAATGAAGTGTATTCTTTAGCGCGTTCAGCAAAGATTGTGTGTTCTGCGATGAAGCAAGGGATTGAAAAAGAAGCTCGTTGAATTGTACGAGTTTCCCGTGTAATGCTAACATCGACGATGTTATTTAATGTTGTCATGCTGACTCCTTGTTATTAGGGAAGGCTTAGGCTTACACCAATATCCTCTAGTGTACTTGTTGTATTTTGTTGACCGTAATTATATCCGTAAGACATTCCATATCCATTATGATATGCCTCCACTAATCTATATTGAACAGCACCATCCACATCAAAACTATCAATGGTATCATCTACCAATGTTATTGTATGTGTGTATCCAAACGTAATATCAATCCCCGTAATTGAGAAGATATTGTTATCTCTCATCATTGGCACTTGAACCAACTTACCAATTTTGATAACACTTAAACCGTTATCGGCAAACTTCAAACGTGTGTTAGCGAACCTCATTAACCCTTCAAATGTTTTAGCAATGTTAGGTGCGTTTGTATTGCTACCACCACTTTGTTTGTTCTTACCAATAAAGGCGAATCGTACAGTTGTTTGATAGGGGATTGATAATGATTGGACTCTTGTTGTTGCATCTACCCACAGGCTTTCTGACGCTGACGACATAGCATCATCTGATAAAACAGTGAGTCCACAGTATGTTGTTTGAGGTTCTACGCCATTGTTATTCGACCAATATGGTGTGACACCTAAGCTTAAAGATTCAAAAGCTAAGACTAGGCTATCTTCAATTGAAGTGTAAGATGAATTACTTACTGTAGTCATCCGTTCACCTCGTCTCTAATAGCAATCACCATCGTATGATCTAACACACCCATCTCATAGGTGTAAGGTTCACTCACTTCATACCACTCACTATGCCATAAGATTTTATCACCACTTTGTAGGGCTGTTCCCTCTTGTGTCATTCGCAATGTTGTAGTAGTGAACACCTTAATAGCTTTCTTGCTTTTATTGCCTTCGGGTGTTGTGTCACTGATATTCTTGACGGTGTGTGGTTGGATGTTGGCTGTAATTGTAAATGTTGTTTCAGCACCATCTACCCATCTGCCATGTAGGTAACTTCCTGTTCCATATCGTTTAACTGTTGCTGTTGTGCTTCCTACAGAGAGGAACATTGGTGTTAGCATTATGCCCTCCCTTTACCTGACGCACCTGTAGCTTTTCTAACTTTTCTTACTGCTTGGCTTGATAAATCTAATGTACCATCACCATAAGTTTCTAATCGTTCAATTGTTCCGCCATCAACATTACCAATCTTTTCTTTGTTCTTGCCGTAAGCTTTACGGCTATAAATCATCCATTGGATTTTATTGCGTAGCTGACCTGTTTCAATCAGTATTTTATCATGCCCTTTGGCTGCGATTGTTGCAGGAGCTAAGGGTGTGAAGTTACCATCGTCAATTGATTTCTGTACGACACGACACATGAATTTAGCTAGAGTGGATAAGCGATGTTGGAAAGCATTTTGGATGCTGTCTTTGCTTCTACCTGTTAAAGCTAGTCCATAAACAAACGGTGCAAAGTTCTTACAAGTGGCTGCTGCTGTAGGAAATGTATCTGTAAAGAATGGACGACGAGGATAATTACCTTGACCTAAGCCTAGACGATATTCATGCCATAAGGCTAACATAGCAATAGGCAATCCTGCTCTAGTGTCTTTTCCACCTCTACCGCTTGCATCATACTTGCTATCGAAATAGCCCCACCTAACACTCTTAGCTGCGACATCTTGAAGGCGTTTCTCTAGTAAATCTAAAGCTTTCAAGTCTGTCTTAATCATGTTCTCATATTTATTCCCTCTTTTCATACAACACCTCGTTTGTTAAAGTGATTGTAGATTAGTAGGAACAAATACAGTTTTATCTAAGTAAGCAGGACGACCATTAGTACAGCCAATATAGAAAGGTTTATCTACTGCATCAGTGTCAGATGCACGCTCATCCATATCGGTACGACTTATACCGCCAGCAAAAGGCATAGCTGTAATAGAGTCTATTGATGGGTTTGTTATTGCTAGTTTGACGGCAGCTAAGTAATTTTGGAAGTATTGGTGGCCGTAGACCTCTATTTGCCCAGCACGTTCTTGTGTGTATCTTGATAAGGCAAATAACAATACTGTGAATAAATCTCTAGTTGCTCTACGTTCGTTATTTTCATTTTTAGTGTAGTAGTAGGTGTATGTAGCATCATCTAGTATTTCTACTGAGTGGATGTCACCTACATTAAGGCGCAGCCTGTCGGTCACTGAGTTTGCAGGGTCATTGGTGTAAGCCACGTTAAGTATCCTTCTATTGTGGCTTAACACTTGTTAGCCTGTTAATCGTCAATGTGTACTTCGTATTTCATCAAAGCTTCGTATGCACGAGGGTCAATCTGCGACTTATACTGTTCAGCTACTTGTTTGATGTAGGCTTCTTTGAAAGTTTTGTATGCTTGGAAAGCCTGTTCAGGAGTATCATAGTAGCCTAACCATTTAGCTTCTTTAGCCCCTTTGCAACATCTAGACTTAAATAGTCCACGTCTTTTATCTAAGCAAACGCCAACAGGGTATTCTCCCCTATCATTATCTCTTTTAACAAGAATGGAATTTATGTCTTGAGGTATAAAAATACAGACACCCTCGCTATAGGTTTTAGAATTTTTACCTAGTAAGTCCTTATCAAGTTGCCAGCTTCTTCCGTTTTCCTCTTTATTATCAAACCCAATCTGTGTTTGACACCACTCATAGAAGTAGCTATAGCTTTTGAAGTTTTCTGAACAAGTTGTACCTGTGTATGTCGGCTTCTTAGTCCAGTATTTTTGTGTACAGCGCAAAAGCATATCAATCCACAAACTGTATTCTTTAACCTTAACCTTATCTATAGAGCCAGATGGAAACTTCTGTTCATTAATTCCGATACCTTGTACTAATTTACGCATAAACACCTCAAATATAAAAGGTGTATTTTACTATTATTTTCTTTGTCTTTCAATACTTATTTAATTATTAATGAAGCCCCTTTCGAGGCTTCAATCGCACAACCTATTAGGTAGACGAGTACAAACGCACAATACATTGTGGTCTGACAACAGCATTCAATACGTTAGATTCCGACTGAATGAGGATGCCCTCATCATGTGGGTCTAAGTATTGATACATGTACATCTCTTGACCCATTGTGCTCACATCACTTAACTTCTCACTAGGAGCAGCAAAGGAACGGAACATATCGAAAGCACCTGTTGGAATCAACCGAGCTTCACCAGCAGGAATCAGTGCTGTGCCATCAACTAACTTGCCGCGATACTCAACAAACAGTACACCATTCCAGTCAAATGTCTGTGTACCCATTGGTAAGTTGCTAGACAAACGATTACGCAAAGGTTCAGGAATAGAAGCATATTGGTTGTATGCTGCAATCAACTTCGGATGGTTCACCAAGTTGGCAAAGAAAGTTGGGTGACACAAAGCAGCAAAACCAGTAATAGGGTCTAAGCCTGTTAAAGCGTTGTCGTAGATGTGGTTAACACCTTCTGTAACTTTACCCTTAATATCAGAAGTTGAAGTACCCCAAACCATATCAATCTCTTTACGGGTTACACTAAATTCTGTGTAGTAGTTAAGAGACATAGTGCCGTTTGGACAGTACGCTGTTCCGTCTGTTAAGATTTGCGCACGCTGTGTTTCACGCAATTGCGCCCAACCGCGACGAATTGAAGCCATCTTACGCATAACTGCTTCTGCAACAGTCTCAGGAGTAATCTCTTTACCGTATGCAACACGGTTTTTAACGTCCTTAGCAGTAACAACATCGTCTAAGTTATAGTGAGGAATGCCCCATGTTTTCTTAGAGCGTTTGTCGTCACGACCATACTGGTTACGCACACCGCGAACCATATCTTTAATGATTGGTTGGTTAGATTCAATCAAATCTACTGCTACAGAGTCAGAGATAGTACCTTCAACTGTGCTAGGGAAAATTCCTAACTGGTTGATAGTATCCCATGTATTCGGCACTAGATTAATCTTTTCTGTTAAACTATCCAAACCGTAGGCATCGTAGTAGCTACGAATAATATTCGCCATTATTTATTCTCCTTATTAACCAATAGTGGCAAATGTGCCAATCCGTTCTACAGCTAAAATACCCTTAGCTTCTAACTGAGCGTAGGCTGCATCTAATTCAGCTTGGGTATCAACAGATGCACCAAATACTAAACCTTGTTTCTTATACAAAGCATTACCACGAACAATAGCTACAACACTTGTGTTGGTAGTTGCTGCGATAGTAGATTTGTTGTAAGATGTTTGAGGGGTTACACCACCTACATAAATAGCCGCTGCTTTTTGGCTACCGTCTGTTGCTGTTGCTTCTACACGCTTATACTTAACTGTACCTGTAACAGCGATAGAGAATGTGTCACCAACAACAAAGTCAGTTGCACCATCAGCTAAAGTGAATGCAAGGCCACCAGCACTATAAGCTACAGCTACCGTACCGTTACCGACAACTACGCCACTTGGGTTTACAACAACAAAGTCGCCAGCGTTAGAGGCTGCCTTTGAAATTCGTAAAGTGTATGTGCCAATTTCTGCTGTGCCGCTAACAGTGACAGTGCCCATTGTACCGTTGCCAGTATTAGTACCTGCTGTAGCTGTTGCACTGCCGCTTACTAATGTTTTACCTAGAACAGTACCAATTTGGTAATCTACTGCACTAGCTTCGTAAACCGTAATAACATCACGGCAAAACGCTAATTCTGGTGCATATTCATGCGCGATTACGTCACTGTAGCGAACGCTTTCGTATCCTAATGAAGCCATATTTTTCTCCTAGACTTATTTTACTTTTGTGAAAACTTTTGCAAATGCGTCGTCAAGAGCGTTTGCTTCTTTAGAATCCCCACCTGCGATTCCTTTCTCTTTCAATGACTCTTCTTCAAGAACCATATCCCTCTTAAAGGATTTAATAACAGTAGCGAATGAAACATCATCTAGGCTAGATAATGATTTAAACAATTCTGCTGCTTCTTCTTTTGGCTTTACAGCCTCTAATTGCCCTAAACGAGCTTTCTGTACATTAGCTACTTTCTCGGCTTTCAACACTTCAACTTCGTCTTTAGCTTTCTGTACGTCTGCTAACGCTAATGCTAACGCGCTATCACTAGCTTCTTTAGCTTTTTGTAATTCAGCTAATTGCGTTTGAACAGTGTTCAACTCATCCTTCTTAGCTTTTTGCACCTCAAGTGCCACTTCATCCTTATCCACAGGAGTCTCCTTTTTACTTTGTTTTACTGGATTTCCAATCGTTTTGGATTTCTCAAGATAGGCTTCAAACTTACCTTGCGTACTCCTAATAGATAACAAAGAAGCTACATTCAAATCTTGAATAGTTTCTTCACCATCTTTCACAGACTTTAAAATCTCAACAGAGTTAATAAAATCTTGTTTCTCTTTTTCACATTCAGCCTTATAATCTTCCCAAGACATATCACTCTTATCTTGTTCGGTCATATCTTCTTCATCTTTGAAGCCTAAGATAGCTGTCAGTACTTCAGCATCATAGCTGTAAATATTGAAGAACTTCTCTAAGAAGTCCTCAAACGGTAGCACCACTTTTACCATTGTA